CTGCATTTCAGGATTTTGCCCCGCATCAACTTTGAAAGGAGTGAGGTCAATGCCTACACCACCTAAACCGGCCGCCTTGCTTCTTCTGGAAGGCAAGAGCCATCACGGAAAAGACGAGCTTAATTCCCGTGCTGACGCAGAAAAGATGCTTATCACCGGCGTTCACATGGCAAAGTGGGCGGAGGTCAGGAAGAATCGCCGCGCCTCTTTGGAGTTTGACCGCGTTTGCAAGCTGCTGAAGGGCATCGGCAAGGATGACGCCCTGCAGGAAGGTGTGGTCAATCGTTACTGTCTGCTTCGCGCGGAGTGCGTTGAGTTTGAGGAAAAGCGTGAGACGTTTTACCGCGGCATCCGCCAGATGGAAAAGGAATACAAAGAGCAGGTGCCGGATGTTGACAGTGAAACCGGCAAGGCGGTATACAAACTGCCCGCCTCGCTGTATTACAAATTGCTCCACGATATGCAGGCTAACGTGATTAACCTGGACAAGCAGATCATGGCAAAGCGAAAGATGATGCTTGACATCGAGAAAGAAAACATCATGACCATCGCTTCCGTGCTGCGATCCATACCTAAGACGCCGCCAAAGGAAGAAAAGCAGAGCGGAATGGCGGCGTATATGGCTCATCGGGCCGAAAAATGAACGGTTGCATTAAGGACGGTGGAGGGGAGTGGCGTTTAATGAGGCGAAAGCGCGTGAAGTAATAGAGTTTATTGAACTGCTACACTTGACTGATGACTTTCATGGTCAGCCATTTATTCTGAGGGACTGGCAAAAAGAGGTTATCAGTGCAGTATATGGCACAGTTAATGACGATGGGCTGCGGCAATATAGGAGCGGATACCTTGAGATTCCCAAAAAGAATGGCAAGACGACGCTGATTGCTGCGCTGGGACTGTATCATTTGATCTGTGATCCGGCGGGTGGACAGATTTATTGTTGTGCAGCTGAAAAAGAACAGGCGGGCATATCGTACCGGGCGGCAAAGTCTATGATCGAGCAGGATGAGGATTTGTCCGAGATGCTCAAGGTCGTGGATAGCAAGAAGGAAATTCATAACCGCGGGAACGGATCTTTTCTAAAAGTGTTATCCGCTGAGGCGTACTCCAAGCATGGATTGAACCCTTCAGCGGTGATTTTTGATGAAATTCATGCGCAACCCAACCGGGAATTATGGGACGTTATGAGTTTTGGAGCCAGTTCTACCAGAAAACAGCCAATTTTATGGGTCATCACTACCTCTGGCGATGATCCAGATCGACGTAGCATTGGGTGGGAGCGGCACGAGCTTGCTCAGAGGGTCATCGAGGACCCGGCGCTAGACCCCACACTGTACGCCAGAATCTACGGAGCACCCGAAAATGCCGACATTTACGACGAATCGGTGTGGTATGCGTGCAATCCGTCACTGGGCGTGACGATCCAGATTGAAACCATCCGGAGCGAGGCGGCCGCGGCAAAGAACAGCGAATCAGTTGAGCGGCTTTTCAGGTGGCTCAGGCTTAACCAGTGGATAGCACTGAAAAGAATCGGATGGTTGCCGATCACTCTCTGGGATCAGACCGAGCGATCCTGGTCCATCGCAGACCTTTTAGGTGAGCGCTGTTATGTCGGCCTGGACCTTTCCAGCACCACCGACCTGACCGCCGCGGCCTGCATCTTCCCGCCTTCGGAGCGGCATGAGGACTGGCGGACCGTAAAATATGCCTGGATCCCGGAGGCAAGCATGCGTGAAAGAAGCCTGAAGGATCATGTCCCATACGATAAATGGGTCAAAGAGGGGTTCCTGAGTGCCACTCCGGGCGATGTGGTTGACTATGGGCTGGTTGCAACGGAGCTATCAACGATCAATCGGCGGTACAATGTGGTTAATTTCTTCTCAGATCCGTGGCGTTTGGAGTACCTACGGCAGCTTTTACCCGAGGAAATGCACTCTAAATTTGTCGAAATACCGCAGACAATGGCAGGAACGAGCTGTGGAATACAAGAGATTGAGCGACTGCTGCGCACCGGAGAGCTGACGCACCCGCGGGATCCGCTGGCCAGATGGTGCTTTGGCAATTGTCGAGTAGCAATCGACGGAAACGAAAACAAGAAGTTGATGAAAAACAAATCGATAGAACGCATTGATGCAACAATGGCATTAGTCGATGCAATGTCAGGGGCAATCAAGATGGAGCCGAGGCGGTCGGTGTATGAACAGCGCGGGCTAAGAACAGTAGGATGAGGTGAGTACGTGAAGATCAAACTTTTTGGGCGGACATTTGAATTCAAGGCCGCCTCTACCCTGCCTGCGTTACAAAGTGATTCTGGCTGGGTGAGTTATTTGGCGGGGCGGGGGTACGCGGTGAGTGCGGATACCGCCTTGCAGATCAGTGCCGTATTCCGTTGCGTCGATCTGATGAGCAAAACAATTGCCACGCTTCCGCTGCATTTGTTCAAAAACACAGCCAACGGTAAAGAAAGGGCCACGGAGCACAGATTGTACTCGCTATTATATGCGCTGCCAAATCCACAAACTACTTCATACGAGTTTTGGCAGATGTATGTGGCAAATCTGATGCTCACAAGAGGTGCTTTTGCCAAGATTCAGCGCAATAGCCGGGGATTCATAACGTCACTTTTTAACATTCCGACTGCAAATGTCTCTGGTATCCATATCAACGCGGTCAATGGTGAGCGGTATGTTGATGTGTATCTGAGCGAAGGCGGGACGGAAAGGCTCAGGGAAGGCGAGTTCCTATACACGTCGGGCTTCCTTTTCGGGGACAGAAACGTGCCAAATGATCCGATGGTGATCGCCGGCGAGGTATTAGGGCTTACAAACACGCTGAAAGAGTACGCGAAACAGGCGGTCAACAGCGTAAACCCGGGCGGCTTCGTCGAATATCCGTCACAATTGAGTGATAAAGCGTATGAACGGTTCAAGCTTGACTTTGAGGCCAACTACAAGGGCGCGGCGAATGCTGGCAAGTTCCTGTTCCTGGAAGAGGGCGGGAAAGCCGCCATGTTTGACCGCGATATGGAGAAAATGCAAGTTTTGGAGTCCAGGAAACATGCTGTGACGGAAATATGCCGCATTTGGGGCATTCCTCCGCACATGTGCATGGATATGGAACACGCTACTTTCTCCAACATCGAGCAGCAAAGTTTAGAATTTGTGCGCGACGGTGTTAACCCCATGACGGTCAGGCTTGAGCAATCGCAATATCGCGACTTGTTGACAGAGACGGAGCGGACAATTTACTTCAGCAAGTTCAACACCAACGCGCTGTTGCGTGGAGATACGCAAACAAGGGCCGCTTACTATAACACCATGCGTCAAACGGGTGTGATGAGTGCCAACGAAGTGCGCCGTCTGGAAGATTTTGACGAGCGTCCAGAGGAATCAGGAGCTGACGATTTGCACGTAAATGGGAATATGCTGGTTTTGGCTAATGCCAGGGCAAATATTCCAAAAGGCGCACAAAATGCTGTTAAATAACCGTTTTATGTGGTATAATATCAATGTGGGATAGTGAATGCAACGCGACAAGTATAGTTTCCTGACTATACTTCCCACATTTCAAGGTCAGGATAATACTACAGGAGGTATATTTTATATGGATTCAATGGTTTGTTGGTCAGTTTATATGCACACATCACCCAGCGGGAAGCGGTACATCGGGATTACCTGCCAAGATGTCGCTAAACGCTGGGGATCTGTGGGGCAGGGATATACACGCTGCAAATACTTTTACCGCACTATCACTAAATACGGGTGGGACAGTATCACCCACGAAGTAGTTTATACAGGCTTAACAGAGGAAGAGGCTAAGCAATCCGAAAAGGACCTCATAATCGCTTATAAAACACGCAGCCCTTTATATGGCTATAATTTGACGGACGGAGGGGATGGGGCGTGTGGGTGTATTGTATCCGCCGAAACCCGCGCAAAGCTGAGCGCGGCGAATAAAGGCAAGCAAAATTCTCTCGGTTGCAAGCCCACCGCTGAAACGCGCGCAAAACTAAGCGCCGCGCGTATGGGTAATCAAAACACTCTTGGTTACAAGCACACCTCTAAAACCAAGGCGCTAATAAGCGCGGCACACAAAGGCAGGGTTTTCAGCGCCGAAACGCGGGCGAAGCTGAGCGCTGCGCATGCGGGGGAGAATTGCTCAGCGGAGACGCGCGCAAAGTTAAGCGCTGCATCGAAGGGCAATCAGTACAATCTTGGGAGCAAACGCACCGACGAAGCTAAACAGAATATGCGCGATGCGCAGGCTCGCCGTGCAAAAGACGTTGAGTGCGCAACGACGGGAGGAGAAATCGTCGGTCACTACACGTCGTGCGCGGATGCAGCCGAGAAAACTGGAATATGCGATAAAAGTATATCTGCAGCTTGTCGCGGTAAAATAAAAACCGCCGGCAGTTTTAAGTGGCGATATGTCATGAAAGAGGTTAACGATGGATAATAAAAGATTCTGGGCGTTCAAAGAGCTCTCTGATAAACACGGAGAGCTCTTACTTTATGGGCCTATCTCAGATTCAAGTTGGCTGGGCGACGAAATTACACCGGCGCAGTTCGCTCGCGATCTTGCGGGCCTCGGACAGATCGAACAGCTTGATGTATTCGTAAATTCGCCCGGTGGAGACGCGTTCGCAGGTATTTCGATATACCATATATTAAAGAGAAGCAACGCATACAAAACCGTTCACATTGATGGTATCGCGGCCAGCGCGGCCTCCGTTATCGCGATGGCTGGTGACAAGATTGTCATGCCAAAGGCGGCCACGATGATGATCCACAACGCGTGGGCGATTGGCATGGGTACGAAAACGGACATGCTGGCGCTGGCAGATGAGCTTCAGCGCCTCGACGGACAGCTTGCTCAAATATATTCAGATCGAACTGGCAAGGAATCCTCGGCGGTTGCAAAATGGATGAACGAAGAAAGATGGATGAGCGGTTCAGAGGCCTTTACTGACGGCTTTTGTGATGAGGTTGAGCCGAATAAGGCTATCGCGGCCTGCGCTGATGTGGACAAATTCTTTGCTCGATACCAGCACCCGCCCCGGGTCGAACCCGAGCCGGAGAAAGAACCCGAACCCGAAACCGCCAAACAGGGCGGTTTTGTTTTACCCGCTGATAACGGGGCAGAAATGCAGCCCGTAGCAGATATTACCGACTTGGCAGATCAACGGAAATGGCACAACTCACTCAAAAGGAAATTATTGGAGGTATGACTAACATGGCTAAACTTTTTGAACAGCTTCAAAATCGGGCTTCACTGACTGAATCCATCAGGGCATTGATGGACAAGTGCGGCGATGGCAAGGAAATGTCTGCGGAGGCCAAGGACCAGCTCACCAAGATGGAGGGCGAATTCGACAGCCTCAACGCTAAGATCCAGACCGAGCAGAAACAACTCGACCGTGAGCGCGTCATTGGCGAAAAGATCGCCGACGCTGTGGACAATGGCAACACTAAACACGCAGAACTTCTGACCGCTTTCAGCAATGTGCTGCGTCATGGCACCGTGCAGGCCAAGCACCTGTACACAGCGCTGCAAATGGATAATCCTACCCAGGCGGGGT